CACCAATGGAAGAGAAAGAAAAGAAACCGTGGAGACCGCCAGAAGCGGCACAGTTACCCGATCCGATAGCGTTTGCCATGCAGGGTTTTGAACGCTTTGGATTACCGAAAGAACGGCTGATACCACCATTACAAACATTTGACAGAGTGATGCAACACTCGGCATTTACCGAAAACCGATGGTGGGAAAATGCAAGACAGGTAACGGCAACAACATCGGCAGAACAGTGGCGGAGAGTGAGCATCGAAAGAGCACGCTGCCTCGGAGAATCATGGCCGGATTTTGATGATATACCGGTTGCGAGTATCGCAGAGGATTTTTCACAGAAATGTCAAAATGCCACAATCGGATTATTAAGAGATCAGGTAATAGCATCATGCACTATTCCGGGAGAAACATTGTTTGGAGACATTTTTAACCAGTTAGGTATTAAGGAGGACAATATGGATAGAAGTTTAGCAGACAAGAAATTTAAGAAAGTAACTATCGAGTGCGAGGACGGCACGACTTACGCTGGAAAGATCAATCATGTATGTGGTAGCCCGTATCGTTGGGATAAACTTTGTGTAGAAGCAATGGTTGAGGACAAGCCTATTGGAGCATACGGTATCGAGAAAGTCCTGTTCCAGAATCCGGCAACAATCGTGTTCTGGTCTGACGGAACAAAGACGGTTGTAAACTGCATGGATAATGTGGAAATCAAGAAAAAGGTTGTTGATGGCAAGGAAGTAACCATTCGTAAGCCTAAAAAGGCTGATACCTATTCCGAGGAAGCCGGTCTGGCTATGGCTATCGTGAAGAAATGGGCCGGCAACAACGGAAATTACAACAACATTTTCCGTGAGTTCATTCCTGAGATGGCACAGGCTGAGAAAGAGGCAAAGAAAGCCGCAAAGAAAGCTAAAAAGGCGCAGAAATCGGAGGAATAATCCATGACACTGAGGGAATTTGCCAAGGGATATGACGGTAACATTATGCTGAAAGCATTTGAGAATGAGAAATCAACAGCTCCGGTAGCAATTATGATGACTCAGATTACGGATTCTATCAAGGATGAGGTTCTTGACAAAGAAGTATACAGCTACACAATGGTTTGCGCTTCACTGTTTGAACGGTATCTGAGAGTGAATTTTGAAGCTGTGCCGGAGATCCCAAACGAAACGGAGGGAACTGAATGAGAAAGATATTTTTTGACACAGAGTTTACCGGTCTGCATCAGAACACAACACTCATAAGCATCGGACTGGTTTCTGATGAGGGCGAAAGATTTTATGCGGAGCTGACCGATTACGATGAGACGCAGTGCGATGATTGGATTACCAAGAATGTGCTGGATCATCTGCTCCTGAGCGGCAACACGGAGCTGGAAAAGGAACTGGAAGAGGATGAGCTTACGACAAGAGTAATCGGCAACAGGGACGATGTGAGAACAGAATTGCTTAATTGGCTTGATGGTTTCGGAGATGATATTCAGTTTGTCTCTGATGTGTGCCATTACGATATGGTTTTATTATGCGAACTGATTTCAGACGGAGCTATGTTGCTGCCGGAGTACATCAATCCGTTTTGCCACGATCTCTGCCAGGACATTTCAATGATTCTGGATATTTCAGAAAAGGCAGCTTTTGACATTTCGAGAGAACAGCTCCTTACAGACAGAGGAATTGATTTGCCGAAAGGTCAAAAACACAATGCACTCTACGATGCGGAAGTTATCAAAGCGATACATGAGGACTTTTTCTCTGTGGGGGGGGGTAAAACAGGGAGGTAAGAATGGATAAGGGACAAATCTTAATGGATTACCGCTTGGCGAAGAACCATAAGAGACAGATACCCATTCTTGCGGACTTGAATGTGTGCGACACGCAGACAATAGTAGAAATTCTGGAAGAGGGCGGCTACAAGCGTATGTTCAATACGAATGGTGTGGATATTTCCGTGAAGAAAACAGAGATTGAGCAAAAGTATTCTTCCGGGGAATCCATAGCCACCCTTGCAATGGCATATCACATTTCAAAGAAACAGATTAAGGTACTTCTCGGAGTAGAAGAGACGGAGGAAAAAGGAACCATGTCTGAGCAGGAAATGATAAAGAAACTCGGAGAACTTACGAGCGAGGTTGAAAAACTGAAAGCAAACAAGAAATCTCTGGAAGAAAGAAATGCGCAAGTAGAAAAAGAGAATGATGATCTGAGGAAACAGATTGAACAGCTTGAAAGTTTCAATGCAGAGTTGGATGCCACAGTCAAGGAACAGACTGAAATGTTGAACGGTGGAAAGTTATATGAGGACTATCAGGAAGTTTGCATTAAGAACAGCAAACTCAACGCAACGGTTGATGTTCTGGTAGAGAAAATCAGTATGTTAAAGGCGGTGGGATGTCATGGATAATGGAATGGAACTCAGAGTGAAAGATTATTGTGCTTTCTGCCCTGATTTTGAGGCTGACGTTGATAAGGTTGATATTACTGTATTGGCGGATCATACCCAAAGGGCATTAACCACAATCAGATGTGAACACGCCGAAAAGTGCGAAAGAATATACGGGAGAATACAGGAGGGCAGAACTAATGAAACAACGGTGGTACAAAGTAGTGTTTGAAACCATTGAGAGAAAAACCAATCCGCAGAACTGTTACCGTATGCAGCACGGACAGTGTTCATGCGTCTGCTCATGGTATATCAGGCAGTTACGGATAGGAAAGAAAAATCAAGGTAAAATACATGCCAAGAAATAAAGGAGAGCGAATGATGGATAATTTGAACTTGAAACCGCAGTCCCCGGATGAAGTAAAAACCATGATGTGGACTGGGGAAAATCAGCGTGAAATGTTCGATCTGCTTACTTGCGGCAAGAAAATTGATGATTATATGACTGCCAGTGGAGAGAACTTTTTCATAGACCATAGCACCGTAAAAGGCGGGTTGGTGCTTATTGCCAACATAGGAAATCAGTGCGGATGCAAAATACCGGTAAAGATAGGGGATTATGTGTGCGGTCGCAGATATGGAGATGAAATGGTGCTTTTTTACCGTTGCGGACGGTACGACTTTTGGAAAACAACACTTGCGGAACTCTCGAAAAGAGAGACGGGGAAAGAAAAACCGATAGACATATTCAAAAACCAGGAGCAGTTAGAAGAGTGCCTGAGAGAGTGGCAACACAGATTATTTCTTGATGGGTGGCTAATACTGGCACACGTTAAGGATAAGATTATGAACCCTAACGGAGAAGAGGTAATTGACGCTGCCGGATATAACACATTCATATTTGAATCCAGTCAGGCAAACATCCAGTTACTCAGCGATGAATCTTACAAAGAGAACAATACACTGTTCAAACACTGCATGGAAAAGGATCTTGTGCATGAACTTTTACATTGCAAGTACGATTGGATGGGATGTCAGGGTGGAACCTATGAGGGCGTGTATCTGGATGCGACCGAACACCAGAAGCTAGAGGAAATGGCAAAGAGTCTTATCATGGCAAAATATGGTGTCGGTTATGATTACTTCATGTGAGGTGCAATATGACAACGGTGGTGGTCTATAAGGCCGATACAAAAGAAGTTCTGGCAGCTATTCCGATGGACGGCGGAGATGCCGTCTGCCGGAATGATGTGGAATTTCAGATTTACAACGGAACAGAGCCAATATTCACGGAAACTCCCGGAGGAATCGTATTGGCAGAAAACAAATTTATGATAAAGATGGAGGGCAACAACAATGAAAAATAAAGGAACATGGATTATTGTCGGCATTGTAGCCGCATTTGTATTACTGATAGCAGGAATTTTTGTAAGTACCAACAACAGAGCGGTTTCGTTGGAGGAACAGGTCTTTACGGCTGACTCTGATATTCAGGCACAGGAGAAACGCAGAACGGATCTTATCTACAATCTGGCAGATTGCGTCAAGGAGTACGATAAGCATGAGGCAGAGACTCTTCTTAATGTCGTAGAAGCAAGAGGAAACAATGGCAGCACCACAGATATTGAGAATGTGACAACTTCCATAGCTGCGGTTGCCGAAGCATACCCGGAATTAAAATCCAACGAGAATTACAAGGAACTGATGAATGAACTTTCAACAACAGAGAATATGATCCTGCAGTACCGCACTGCCTACAATAATGAGGTAAGGGCGTATAAGAAATATGTGCGTAAATTCCCACATAAGCAGATCTTGGGAGTTATGGGATATGAGGTTATCAATTATGACTATCTGGAATACAGCGAAGAGGACAGACAGCCGGTAAGCAATCTGTTTGGAGAATAAGCCTATGAGGAAATGGAGTAAGATAATCTACTCCGGCAACGGTTGGGATATGACGGTGCGTGAACTGATGTTTAGCATCGTCATTATCCTTATCATGCTTATGGGTGGATTTTTCATTAGTGAAAAGATAGCTTCACACAATGACGAACAGAATCAGGAATACTATCAAGCCATGCAGATTGATGGAAATGCAGAACTGTTTCAGTACGGTATGCGAACTGATGTAGGAAATGCGTTTGTGAAAGGAAATCTGGTGGCAGTAGATCCTGTTACAGATCCGGGAATAGGTGGAGTACCAGCTGCCTACATAAAGGTTGAGGAACAACACTACAACCGACATACGAGACAGGTGGCACATACACGGACGGTAAATGGGAAAACGCAGACTTATTACACTACGGAGGTATATTATTCGTGGGATTACTACGATAGTTGGGAAAGCCATAGTCAAACGGTGTCATTCCTTGGCGTGGAGTTTCCGTATGGAAAAATCCAGATGCCGGGGTCTTACCTGTATGACACAATTAAGCAATCGTCCCATGTGAGGTATTTGTACTATGTTATCAACACGGAATACAGCGGAGTTATCTATGCCAATCTCAAAGATAATACCATAGAGGACAGAACACCGTTCATTCAGGCAGATACGATAGATGAAGCGGTGGACTATATGGTTTCAAACGGAACTGCCGGGCTGGTAATTTTCTGGGTTGTATGGGTAATTCTGATCGGAGCAGCCGTGTTCGGGTTCTGCTATTTTGATAATAAGTGGTTGGAGGATTAGAGATGTATATTGTAGATCAGGACCGTAGCAACGTAGTGAACATCGGCAACGTTAAAAGCATTGCACTCAGCGGAAAAAGAATTACCGCCGATGATTACACACTTGCGGCTTACGATACAGAACAGAGGGGGAAAGAAGTATTTGAACAGTTACTTGGGAATGCTTTTCCTCCTGATATGATAGTAGCCAAGAATTGCAACATATCCGAGGATGCCGTAAATGACCTAGCAATGGATCATAGCATTATTATGGTTCGTGGCAACGGACAGGCGGATGTTACAGCGTATAGCTGCGGAGTTTATTATATGCCGGATGAATAAAAGAATGGTAGATGTTATTTTAGCAATCATTTGGATTGCGATATTGGTACTTTACATTGTTGTGGGTTGGAAAGATGCAAAGTCCAACAATGAAGTAAAGAAAGAAATTACACAGATGAATGAGCTGCTGTTGGAACAGAACTCTCAGCTCAAAGAACAGAATAAGCATCTTAATATGGTTATTCTGAGTGTTTGCAGTAAGAGTGTACGAGATAGAAAAGACCAGGAGGAAAAACGTGAAAAAACAACGGAAAGAGACACGCCTGAAAAGGAAACGCCTGAAAGCAGCGTATAACACAATCTTAGAAGAAAACCGCCGATTAAAAGGTTGGCAATCGGTGTATGGCAGAAAAGAGATTAGAACATTTGGAGAACGCAAAATACTCACAATATTTGAAGCAGGAAGTGACAATATGGGAGAAATCATAAAAGACAGAATGGCAGTTGAAATTGGCAGAGCACTTAAAGAAAATGGCGCAATTCAGTTTGAAACATACGATGATCCTATGAAATGCGGAATTATTGTGGATGCGAAAGTTAAAATCGTTATGCCGTAGGTATATTACAGAGCCGTGTAGAGCCGTGAGAAAGGATGAATTTTCATGGCTCAACACGAACTATCGAATAAAGAGATTATCGTAAGACTTCTGAAAAGCGATCTGAGTGACTATGACAATCTTCTGTCCTTACTCGGAATGGCAAATGAGGTTATTCGGGAAGATAAAGAACTTTCACGGAAATTGGCGAATAAGGTCAGATTCCTTGCACTGAGACTATGTGCGACAGGAGATATTAAATATTACGATTTGTACAATAAGGCTCTTTTGTTCTTGGCGCAGGAACATAAGGATTTTGACTCTTATCTGCTTTATGTGGAAAAGAACAGAGATCCAGAGGACAGATACTATCAGCCACGAAGAAATAAGATTTATTGGCTTGTACAGAAGATGCAGAGGCTTATTGATGATGAGTTGGATATTCTATCAATATCAATGCCTCCTGGCACCGGCAAGACCACACTGGGAGAGTTTTTCATATCGTTTGTAATGGGGCATTACCCCAACACACCAAACCTTATGTCCTCCCATTCTGGATTTATGACGAGAATGTTCTATGATGCCGTTCTCAACATAATTACCAGCAATGAATATTGTTGGAGCGATGTGTTCCCGGACATTGTATTTGAGGGAAATAACGCAAAAGAAGAGACAATAAACCTTGGAAGATGGCAACCGTTTAAGACACTGACCTGCAGACCAATCAGAGGTTCCCTTACCGGTGTTACCCGTTGTGAGGGATTTCTGTATGTGGATGATTTGGTTTCCGGTATCGAAGAGGCTCTGTCTATTGATCGTCTGGATAAGTTGTACGGAGAGTACACCACAGACCTTAAATCTCGTAAAAAAGAAGAAAGCAAAAGAGATCCACATTGCAACCCGATGGAGTGTGCATGATGTTATTGGCCGGCTTGAAAGAATGTATGAGGGCAATCCGAGGGCAGAGTTTATTGCCGTTCCAGACATTGATCCTCAGACCGGGAAAAAGCAACTTTGATTACGATTATGATGTTGGATTCGATGAGAAATACTTCCACGATATGGAAATGTCGATGGATGATGTTTCATATCGCTGCCTGTATAAGAGCGATCCGATTGAGAGAGAGGGTATTCTGTATCATCCAACAGAATTGCAGAGATATATCGGAGGACTGCCGGACAGAGAACCGGATTCTATATTGGCAATCTGCGATACCAAGGACACCGGTACAGATTACAACTTCCTCGGAGTTTTCTATCAGTACGGAGACAGATACTATCTGGAAGATCTGGTATTCAAAAACATCGACCCTGGGACCTTGGACGAACTCAACTCAGATATGCTTGTTAAGCATCATGTACAGCAGGCACAGTTCGAGAGCAACAAAGAGGGTAGCAGAACCGCAAATGAAGTTGAGAGACTTGTCAAAGCAAAAGGCGGCAGATGCCATATCACGAAGAAATACACTACTCAGAACAAAGAGACCAAGATCATCGTCAATTCTTCATGGGTTAAGGAACACGTCATATTCAAGGATATTACAGAATATGAGCCTAAGAGTGATTACGGTGTGATGATGTCATTCCTTTGCAGTTATACACAGCTCGGAAAGAATAAACATGATGATGCGCCGGACACTCTGGCAATGTTCGCCCAGTTTGTAGATGCTCTTCTTGGCGGAGAGGGACAGGTAGTAAAGAGAAGTGACTTAGGAATATAGAAAGGGATAGCATGGGACAATATAGTTTCGCCACCAACTTAAAAAAGAAAGAACGAATAGGGGAATTACACAACACGAACTTGCAACGGGCGTTCATGTGGCGCAGAATACCGTGAGCGATTGGGAACAATGCAAAAGTTATCCGTCGATCGACAAGATATACGATATAGCAAATTTTCTCAAAATCCCTGTAAGCAAGTTGATTTCTGATGTTCAGAAAAATGGTTGTAAAGCCGACTGCACACAGAAAAACAAATTTTTTGAAAATTTGTTTATTCCACTTGACAAAGAATGTTTAGTACGCTATACTACGACCATACCAAGTGACACGGACATAAGTTAAGCGGAGTGAACACAAGGTATTTGGCATTAAAGTTTCTCCTAACCATTACGGCACAGCAACAGTGCCGTAATATGGGAAGTAAGCTAACTCGGTAGAAGCGATGGACTGAAAATCCATAGGAGTTGGTTCGACACCAACACTTCCCACTTAGGAATTGTTGTTCCCCGACAGCAATCCCACATCGGAGGGTTCACGTTTATAATGAACCTCCGAAACCTCACATGGAATCTCCCCAAGTGTGAGGTATGGACCATTAGCTCAGTTGGTCAGAGCATCCGGCTCATAACCGGACGGTCTGGGGTTCGAGTCCCTGATGGTCCACGCATGGCAATCCGGCACTTTCCTAGGAAGTGAAGCCACGCCGAGGTACACCGGAGGATGTAAGGCGGCTGAGTGCAGCGGTGCAAACAAAAACGGGATGTTCACTGCATGACCGTGACGGCTACCAGAGGTAGCAATACAAATGGAAAAGGAGAATGAAATGAGTATCATTTTGACAATCATCGGTATTGTGCTTTTCTTCGGTGGCATCATTGCCGGATATTCGATGAAACAGTATGAAATCGAGGAAAAGGGAAATGAGAAAGCAAAATTCCCAAAAGGTTTTGTTGTTGTGGTACTTGTTGGTCTGATTGTATTCGGAGTAGGAAATTCACTTGTGATTATACCGACCGGATATACCGGAGTTAAGAGCACATTCGGACAGATTGATGAGACAACAATACAGAATGGTGCAAACTGGAAGATTCCATTCATCCAGAAGATTGAGAAAGTCAACAACAAGCAGCAGGACATTGTATTTGACGGACAGATTTGGTCTGAAACATCAGAAAGAACAGCACTGTATTATGACGGCATCACAGTTACATACCAGATCAACCCGGAAATGTCTGCATGGATTTATGCCAACGTCAGCAACTACAAGGAAAACCTTGTGACGCAGACACTTGTGGCTTCCGCAATCAAGACAAGCAGTAAGTCCTTGACCTCAACGGATGCAACGAACAGAGGGATTGTAGAACCCATTTCTATGCAGAACATCCAGAAAGCCCTCAACGAGAAGTACGGAGAGGATGTTGTAATCATCAACAAGGTAGTAATTGCAAATACTGATTTTGAGGACAGTTACAATCAGGCAATCGCTGAAAAACAGACTGCACAGTTAGCTTACGAACAGCAGCAGATTGAAAATCAGAAAAAGATTGAAGCCGCTGAGGCAGATGCCAAGGTAAAAACCACTCAGGCACAGGGCGAAGCTGATGCTGCCGTTATTAAAGCACAGGGAGAGGCGGATGCCAATAAGCTGTTGAATGATTCGCTGACGGATAAGATTTTGCAGCAGATGTATTTGGAGAAGTGGGACGGCGCACTGCCGAAAGTGTCGCTGTCTGATGGCACAGACACAATCGTAGACATTGGAGATCTTTCATCAACAACGGAGGTACAGAGCAATGAATAAAGCTGAATTAGTACAGGCTATGGCTGAAAGAGCCGGACTTTCCAAGAGTGATGCTGAAAAGGCACTCAACGCATTTGTGGAGGTTGTCGGTGGAGAACTCGGCAAAGGTGGAAAGGTACAGTTGGTCGGTTTCGGAACATTTGAAGTTACTGAGCGTGCTGCCAGAATCGGAAAGAATCCTCAGAACGGAAAAGAGATTACCATTCCGGCTTGCAAGGCACCTAAGTTCAAAGCAGGCAAGGCTCTGAAAGATGAAGTGAATCGCTAAATGATCGGAGCGAACTTGGTGTAGCGTGGTGGTTCGATTCCACCTGTGGGCGTAGCTCTTGCGATTAAGGTTCCCACCGCTTCTTTCCTAATGTTCTTGGCGATACAAAGAAAATTCCGGGCGAACGGCAACGATTGGTGGTGTTGCGGCGGACTGTAAATCCGTTCCCTCGTGGTAAACATTGGAGGTTCAATTCCTCTTTCGCCCATTTCGGTGTAATGAGCCGAGAAAGTAATCTTGCAAGAAAAAATCAATATCAGGAACCCGTTTACGCTTGTGCGGTTAATTGCCTTTCGGTAAAAAGGAACGCGCCTCTGTTCGATTAGTCAAGCGGTCAAGATACCACCTTTTCACGGTGGGGACGGGAGTTCGATTCTCCCATCGAACATTTCAACTGAGAATAACGCTGACTGTTTATAGTTGGTTTAGTGTTCCGGCTGAAAAGTATTGGCGAAAGCCGTGGTAAGCAATCATAAATAGGGAGATTGCAATGCTCACTGAGAGGCTTATGTGAGTAGTCTGGGAAAGCCGACAGGACTTAAAATTGGAGAGCTTGCGTAAGTCACGCTAAAGACCACTGTTGCAACGGTGCCTACGATAGCATAACTGGAAATGCCACGGACACCATGCCGGGGAAAGTGGGGTTCGACTCCCCACCGTAGGACGAGCGGATTTCTTAACTGATTTTCTTAGTCCGGCTTTAACAGGAAAGAAAATTGGCGGTGGCGAGGTTCCGGTGATCACCAAGTGCTTTTACATTACCAAGAGTTTTTAAGAAAAACTCCGGTGCGGAAAATTTACTGTTTAGAGTGCATGAGCGTTACAGCGATTTAAGCGGCGGTGGAAACTTCCTAGAAAGACCTGATTACAGATGTGCGTGAGCCGTAACCAATCGAGCCGTCATGCTTAGTCAGGCGCAGAGGAATGTAGTAGAGGCGGAGAACTGCGATAACAACGTACATCCGAGGTAAGGCGATAAAGAGTTGGACTCGCCAAAGGTTCTTTGAGTATGTAGTCGGTGGATTATGAGAACCATGTGGAGGGGTGTAAGGTCCGAGAACCACGTTAAAAAAATGAAATACCTTTGTTGGCAACTGTCTTACACGTTGCATCGGTTCGGTAGTGGCAACCATCCAAGCTGCCGCCGGACTGCATTGGAGTATAGCTCAGATGGATAGAGCACAACACTACGGATGTTGGTTAGCGCAGGTTCGAGTCCTGTTACTCCAATAATGGCTTGTAGCTCAGTGGTAGAGCGTCTGACTGTTAATCAGAATGTCGTGGGTTCGATCCCCACCTTGCCAGTTGGAGACACTTGACTTACTCTTTCAAAGCACTCCATAAAAAGGTTACGAAAGGGCGTTTACGACCGGCGGAAGAGGATCTCCGACTTGTACGTTACCAAGGGAAAACTACTCTGCCGTGTGTCCGGTTGGTCGAGGGTGCGGTCTTGAAAACCGTCTGGATGTAAAAGTCTCTGGGGTTCAAATCCCTAACACGGCGTGGCAAAGTAAAGGATACGTTCGATTCGTAGGTGTATGGGTTGCACATTCTCTATCCAAAAACCAATAGAGAAAGGAACGGTTCGATTCCGCAGTGTGAGGTCGCATTTTACTTTGTGGTTTTGGCTCTATGGTATAAAGGTTATTACGCCCGACTGTCTATCGGAAAATTTGGGTTCGATTCCCAATAGAGTCGTTATGGTGCATTGCCGTAATGGTATCGGAGTGGCTTGCTAAGCCATCCGGCAGAAATGCCGTATAGGTTCGATTCCTATATGCACCGCTATGAGACCGTATTCCACCGGTGGAGGAGGTCTCAGAATTTGGAGTTGCCGGAATAGGTAGACGGATAATCATAGTAAAGGAATGGGGTAGGCGAGAGGTAGGTGCGAGGACAAGCCACAGAAACAGCCGTAATCCTACCGCCCCAAGAAACTACTGAAAATCATAACTATTGTACCGAGTACCAACAGCGAAAGGTGTGGCTAACAGTAGCATAGTTCCATAGTGGGTGCAAATCCCATTACTCCAAAGCCGTCCTGACTTCGGACGCTAAACCAGTTGGGGTTAGAGAGATTTCCCGAAAGATATTTTCTATCGGCATTGCCATTGGTCTCGGCAGAACCGCCAATGAGGGGCATTAAGCGGGTGTACGGAAATATTTAATCAAGTCCGCCGGTCACATACTGTCGTAGTTAGCACCGGTTAAGTGAGGGACGCAAGGAACGACATAGCGGAACTTACAAGGTAGCCTAGGGGCGAGGTTACATCATGGCGGAGTGGAGCAGTGGTAGCTTGTCGGGTTCATGCCCCGGAGGTCACAGGTTCAAATCCTGTCTCCGCAATCTTGCGTGGTAGTTCAATGGAGAGAACATTATGAGCGGTTGTCATGCTCCATGTGACACGGACAGCAATAATTCTTTTTTCGATGGTAACGAAGAGATGGGGGTTCGATTCCCTCCCACGCAACTGATACGGATTTCCGTATTAAAACTGAATATGGAGAGATGGCGGAACGGTAGACGCGGCAGTTATGTATAATACATCATGTTTGTGATGCTGACAGCAAATCTTACAGCTTGGGGCCTGCTTCATTGTTGGTTCAAATCCAACTCTCTCCAATCAAGGCGATGGCACAAACGTCCTTACAAATCAATAAGACGTGCCACATGGCGAGGTAGCTCAGATGGTAGAGCAATGATATGAATACGCAGATCATGTTAGTGATCTCAGCAGCAATCTCATTCCAATCCAAGGCATGTGTCGGCGGTTCGATTCCGTCCCTCGTCTCTGCCCCGATTGCCGGTTATGGTAAACCGGAGGGAACATGACTGCGATAACGCTTGTGTTCCGCACAGCAATCGAGCATACGGGTTCAAGTCCTGTCGGGGCAATTAAGTGACGCTTACAGCAATCTTTCAAAACAGAAAATTCCATTGACAATATTTTCCCGTTTGAAACAGCGTCATGTAAAGAAATGAGGTTGCCTATGAACCGAAAAGAAGATTATAGGGATATGGAAAAGTATCATAAGGCGTGTCAGAGACAGCATAGGCGATATTACAGCAAAACGTCATTTCTATATCCGTCTCATCCGTGGACTGCGGAGGAAGATACACTGGTAATCAAACATGAGATTACCGATTCTGAACTGTCCGAGAAAATAGGTCGTTCTGTTGGTGCGATACATAACAGACGGTATGAACTTAAAAAGTTAGCCAGATAGGCATAAAACTTTATATGGGACGCTCACAGCAAATTATTGGATATGACTGTTAATCATAAAAACCAATAGCGTCCTGAATGATCTTACAAACAATTTTATTATGGGACTCCTACAGCAATCACAATGGTTAAAACAATGTCTGCAAAACAATGTGAAGTGGTTCAATTCCACAAATGAGAGTCCTGGAAAGAGAGGAAACAATGAGCTTCGCAGATGCAATGAGAAAAGACGGTTCATTTACCAGAACCGAAAACGGTGCTGTGGCTTTGAATACCACAGGAGACGCAAGACTGGATTTGTTCGGCACAATCGGATCCCTGAGAGAAGCTGATGAGGGCAGAATCGAAACACTGTTCGCAGAGGCATACAATCAGGATGCTCTTTTTGCCACAAAGATTGCGTTCTATGCAAGGGATATTCGTGGAGGTCTTGGAGAAAGAAAGACTTTCAGAACAATCATCCGTTACATGGCGGAGAAACACCCGGAAGCACTCAGACCGAACCTTGATTTGATTGGAGTATTCGGAAGATATGATGATATGTATTCTCTGATCGGAACTCCGTTAGAGGAAGATATGTGGGCTGCCATGAAGAAACAGTTTGAGGAAGATTTGAAGAACCTCAATGACGGCAAGGCAATTTCCTTACTTGCAAAGTGGATTAAGACTGCGGATGCAAGCAGCAAGGAGACACGCAGACTTGGCGTTATGACCGCACAGAAACTTGGCTATCCGGTCTACAATTTCAAGAGAATTGTCCGTAGCATGAGAAAACAGATCGGCGTTGTTGAAAGCCTTATGTCTGCCGGAAAGTGGGATGAGATTAAATACCCGGAAGTTCCGAGCCGTGCAATGATGATTTACCGCAAGGCATTTATGAAGCATGATGAGGCACGATTCAATGAATTTATCGGCAAGGTAGAAAAGGGAGATGCAAAGATCAATGCCTCAACACTGTTCCCTTACGATATTGTCGAGAAGATCCTTTACGGCAGAGAGAGCAATAAGGTACTCGAAGCCCAGTGGAAAGCCTTGCCGGATTATGTGGAGAAAGGAACAAACGCTTTAGTTATGGCAGATGTGTCCGGTTCCATGAGAGGCAGACCTATGGCAACATCAATCGGTCTTGCAATCTATTTTGCAGAGAGGAATGTTGGCGCATACCACAATCTATTTATGACATTTTCCGATATACCGGAGACGGTTATTCTGAGGGGAGAAACCCTTGAACAGAAGATCCGCAACGTAAGCAGAGCAAATTGGGATAACAATACAGACCTTAAAGCTGCTTTTGAGAGGGTTCTTGAAATTGCGGAAAAACACAATACTCCGCAGGAGGAAATGCCGAAAGCAATCGTTGTCATATCAGACATGGAAATTGACTGTTGTGGAAACCGTGAGTGGTCTTTCTATGACAAGATGGCAAATAAGTTCCGCAAGGCTGGTTATGTAATCCCGAACATTATCTTCTGGAATGTGAATAGCAGACACGATGTATTCCATGCAGATCACAACCGCAAGGGCGTGCAGCTTGCAAGCGGACAGTCCGTGACGGTATTCAAACAGATTCTGCAGAACCTTGGTTACAACCCGGTTGAGGCAATGGAGAACACAATCAATTCTGAGAGATATGATTGCATCACAGTTGAATAGAGTGTGTAACAGTAGGTGGCGGGCGGAATGACTACCACCTATTTTTTATGGAGAATTGAAAATGAACAATCAAAATTAGAATTTGGAGGTTAGAATGGTAAAGAAAAGGACTATCTACACAACATCAGACGGAAAAGAGTTTGATAATGAGAAAGAAGCGAAAGAACACGATGAAAAGGTCATACGAGAATCAATCAAGGTCTATAAGGTGTACTACAATCCAGATTTGAATGAGGGCAGAGGATATGAAGATGATGGATATGTGTATGTTCATGCGAATAAGCATCACGATCAGTTCATAGAGTATTTCCTTTGCAAGAGGTTTGGGAATCCCATTTCCTTTGTCATGGGTACTTTTGGCTCAAATGCAATCATGCAGACATATATCTATCACGAAGTTCCTGAAAGTGATGTGAAAGCTGATAAGGTTCTGGCAAGGATAGAAGAGACCTTTGTGGATAAATTATGGGAGGATTCAATCAATGGATAAATACCTGAGTGTAATAACAAACTTTGGTTGCCACGGCAGATGCCCTTACTGCATAGTCCGGGAGAATGGAATTAAAGTGCCGAAATCCACGGTGGACGGTCTGGATAAATTGGAGGATGCCATTACATTGACCGGAGCGAATATCGTATCTATCTCCGGCGGTGGAGATCCGCTTTACCGGTATAGTGACAATCCTCTTGTGCCTATGTATCTCGGCATGGTTATGGGTATCTGCATTAAAGCCGGTATTCCAATGGAAATGCACACGAGCTACACAGAGTCGGAGTTTCCGTACCATTTCTGCAAAAGAGTGGTGTATCATCTGCAATCCGTTGAGGATTTGGAATATGTGGAGAGACACGGAACGGAAATCGTAAGAGTTGTGTTCGTGGCAACAGAGAAATTATCGAAAGAGGATATTACCAAGATCTCAGACTTTGTTCATTCCTCAGACCAGATAGATGAACTCAGTTTCCGGCAGATGGTTAATGAGCGGTACGAGACGGAGTATTACAACCATGATTTTCTGAAAGCCGGTCACGAAAAAGGATTGTGGCATTACATCCGGCAGAAAGATTATAACATCTACTACGCTGAGAACAGGATATACACGAAGTTCTCGGAGATCGGAGAGGACGATGGCAGAACAGACCTGCAAACACAAGTTTCAGTTGACGTGTAAAGCAAAGATTTTCGGAATTAAATCCTGCGAAATGCGATTAGAAACCGGAGAGCTGCTTACTTATATGCCGATCCCTGATGGAGTGAGGTTTTGTTTCGGAACAATTCAAAGGTTTTATGAGAGTGAAGATGGACAGAAAATCATCCAGGAAAGGTTAGGACGGTAGATGAAAATATCAAAAACAACCGTAAGGAATTATGAAATCTATGATTGCGCCAAGTGGCAGAGTACAATCGGAGAAACACTAATGTTCCGACAGTCACTCGGAGTTAAGAATAGAGGATTAGATAAGTGCTTTGCGTGCGGATATAAATTCGGTTCTGAGGAAAAACCGTATCTTGGCCTTATCAAGAACCATTCCAATCAATTTATATGCCGGGAGTGTGCCATGAAAGTGAATCCAGAACGCGTTAGATACTCGGAGGAAAACTGATATGAAATCGTGGTATTCAAATAGTGATGATATAGAACTGAAAGACGGAAGCAGAAAGAAAGAATACAAGGTTGTGTTTGAAACAGATTCAAAAGAACTCAAAGACGAAATTGAAAAATTCTTCCAGTGTTTGATGGATAGAAAGGATGGTAATTAAAAATGGCATTTTGTCAAAGATGCGGAGGCTATTGTCAGGATCATTACACATACTGCAGGAAATGCTATTACGCATTAGGACAACCGTATGGGAAAGCAATAGAGCGAGGACATAAATGCAGGGGATGCGGAGGAATCATTTACGGCAGATACAATTACTGCATGAGTTGCGCTCAACGAAAAGGTTTTATAAAAAACGATTATTGACAGACGATATGCAGACGGAAAGAGGTTTACAGAAATATGAACACTACAAATTATGAAATGTGCAGATCATACCTTGGAACAATAGATTCCGTGAGTACAGAGGCAACTACGTTAATTCAAAGCATGAAAGCATACAATGCGGATCAGCAAGGACAGGCCAAACTCTATATTCACGCAGATGGAGGCAGAGATACAGCAACCTTACTCAGTCAGGAAGAGGCAAATAAGACAATGGCATTGATATTGGAAACCTATGCTGCCAACATTAAAAATTCCAGAGATAAACTGATTGAGATTATAAATGCCGAGTATACCACGGTCCTTGAAGAAATTGAAAAACTGAAAGTTTAGGAGGATGAGGTGTGAGATTGACCGATGAAAGGAGAAGATATAATGACAGAAGCACAGAAAAAAGCGGTTGAGGTGCAGAAAGAGATCGAAGAGGCCTGCATCCGGCATGGACTTAATCTTACTATCTTTGAAAATGGCATTGGATTTGTGGATCCCAAAGACAATAAAATTGTCATGGTATGGAGACCCAAGTATAAACCGGCACCGTCAGAAACACCACCTACACAGAAACCGTCCGGCGGAAATATGTCCGCTTTCATATTTGGCGGTTCAAAGGGAAGTGGCAGATTTATGGGAAACAAAAGGAAACATACAGTCAGAGGAATGAAACGGAGGTAGGTTGATATGCCAAGTTTTAAATTAAAACCGGAGCACATAAAGATTATGACAGACCTTAATTTTAGAATCTCCATTTTAATAGATTCTAAGGATAGATATAGACCGGTAATAGATGTTAAAAGACCATTCGGGAACAGCGGTCCCACAACGAATGTGTGTGAAATCATGGGATGGCACTGCGATGAAGAAAGTGGAGAATACGCTGCTGAGGATATTGAAAAAGCCGAAATGCTCATTATCGAGCTTCCAGTTGCTTTGCAGATCGTGATGCAAAACCACACATTTGAACCTGGAGAATATGAAGTAGGGGAATATTCCTCGGCATACTTCAATTATGTTCACATTCGCAATTATCACGCATTAAAATCTCCTATCGCAGAAATAGAGGAAAAATATAAAGACTGCGATCAAATGGAAAGGTTACATGAAGTTTGTATGAATGTATCTGGCGATAACCCGTGGAAAGTGATTGACGATCTGAAATGGTTTGCCCAGACCGACTTTCTGGCAGATGCAATAGCGGTATTTGAAAAGCATCGAGACGAACAAATCCTTGATGAATGGCTGAAAACACATGACGGAGAGGATTATTGCAAATATTGTCCCGAAAACGCTGAATGTCTTCATGGAATGGCTTGTTATGGTGGAGAACCTATCGAGCCGTCTTGCTACGGAGCAGATATGAAAGAATTTCTTTACACGGACTCTATTATTGAGGATGCACTGGAGGAAAGATATGGCGAAGAATAACAAACTGATAAATTCCCTGAATGAAATCGCCAGAAGAAACCGCTCACAGAACGTTGCTACTGCGGCAGACCAGATGGTTCCACAGATATATGCTGCGATTGCCATAGCACTTCACAGAACCTATGGATTCGGATATAAGCGTATCAATGATGTGTTCGTAGAATCACAGCATATTTGGGAAAGCTATGCTGGGGACGGAGCCGGTATGGTAAAGAAGTGTGAGGAAGAAACCGGAGTGACGGTATGTAGCCCGGAAGAAGCACAGAGATTGATGGAGATGCAGAATGGAATGTAACGGAAATTGCGGATCATGTGCTTGGCATGATAATTTTAATGGGACAACGGATTGGATATGCGCCAATGAGGAAAGTGATTGCTATGGAGCGGTCACATCCTGGGATGATTACTGTATCGACTACGAACCAAAAGACATATAATAACGAACTCAATTACATCATAAAATTTTAATTTTATCATTTAACAAGGAATGACTGCATTAGAATATCGGTTTCACCGATATTCTAATGCGTGGTTGTTCCTTTTTTGTTAAAATGATGGTGTCTTGGTATAGACGTTGGTGGATTATCCCTTTCTTGATATGGAGTAGTGAACGCTACTCCATATTGGTAAGCCCGGATAGCTCAACTGGCAGAGCATTTGATTTGTAATCAAAAGGTTGTGGGTTCGATTCCCACTCTCGGCTCTTGCCTCTTTCGAGAGGCCATGGGTTCCTCCATTATTGTAGGATAGGGCGGTGGCGAGCCGCCCAGTAATGTGTGGTTGCGCAGTTCGGTAGCGCATCTGACTTTTAATCAGACGGTCGTGGGTTCAAATCCCATCCACGCAACTATCCACATACAGAAAGGAGCAGCTATATTGGAAACGGAAAACGTATACTGCCCTGTATGTAAGGCGCGGGCAAACCGTGAAAAACTTCTTTTCAAGAAAGCACCCGGAGCATCCGGCACGATTTTTATAAACTGCCGTGGATGTAAGGAAGTAATAAAAATAGAATTAAGCAAAGAGCCTTTGAGCCGGTTAAGTCATAAGTAGACTTGATCGGTTCTTTTGTTTTATTCGGAAAGGGGAAACTTCATGTACGCAAGCAACCGTCCAACTCTCGGTAGACGAATGTTAATGACTGATGAGAGGGAAATTACGAAAGACAATATCATATCGGTTGTATCTAAGGCGTTTATGGAACACCAGGAGAATGTGGCACAGGAAGTTTTTCTTTTTGAGTATGAGAAAGGCAATCAGCCAATTCTTAACCGTGAAAAGAAAATCAGACCGGATCTCAATGCCACAGTCGTAGAAAACAATGCTTCAAAGATTGTGGACGTGCATCTGGGATATTGTTTTTCCAACCCGATCACTTTCGTACAGAGAGCAAAGATAGAACCGACAAAGAAACAGAAGAAAGCCTTATTCGGATTTTTGAGAAAAAAGGATGAGGACGATGGAGAGAATATTGACGATTTGAAGATCGCCATGCTCAATAAAATGATGCAGGAGCAGAGCAAAGCGGCAAAAGATATTGCCCTTGGAAGAAACCTATTTATCTGTGGTGTCGGCTACCAGATGATGCTGCCGAACAGAAATAAGAGCAGATATTCTCCATTTGAACTATTGGTTCCAAGTCCACTTACAACCTTTGTGGTGTACTCAAATGACGCATATAGAGAACCGGTGCTAGGATGCACCTATTCCGTACATGATGATGGAACAATTACTCTTACGGCATATTCAAGTAGATTCTGTTACACCATTGAGCATGAGCTTAATACAACGGATTATCATTTGAAAGAGAATATCACTCCGAACCCACTGAGAAGAATACCGGTCGTAGAATTTGCATTGAATGACCGCATGGGTATCTTTGAAAAGGTTATCCCGCTCATGGATGCCATGAACCTTGTGGATTCAGACCGTATCAATGATATATTGCAGCACGTTCAGTCCCTACTTTGGATGCACAACTGCCAAGTAAATGAAGAGGGTAAGAAAAATCTCGTTGACGGCGATGGTGTCATTATGACAAAGAGTACCGGAGACGGCAAGGAAGCAAAGATTACCTACCTCAATCAGACATTGAATGAGAGTGAGGTACAGAAACTTGTGGATCATCTCAATTCCCAGTTGGAGCAGATTACTTCTACTCCGTCATGGCAGGAAGCAAGCGGCGGCTCTACCACAGGAGCAATGCAGCTATCCAACGGATGGCAGTGTTTGGAGATTTCTGCAAAGACCGTTGAGCAGTTATTCACGGAACCGGAAATGCAGATTATTGATTTGGCAATAGAGATAATCAAGGCAGATCAGAGACCGTATGACGGTCTGAAAGATATAGAGACGGCAGACGTTGAAATACGTTTCTGCAGAACCAAGACATACGATCTGGTGTCTAAAACAAACTCCCTTGTTGCATTACTTAATGCCGGAGTAGACGGTCTCACTTCATTCAATACTGTTGGACTGTTTACAGATCCTCAGCAGGCATGGGTTGACAGTAAGAACATTATTGATGGAATCCAGAAGAAACTTGCATCCAAGGAAGAGAAAACACAGCAGCCGAACCCTAACGCCTATAAGGATGATGAGGGGAACGGCGGAGAGAACAACGAGGAAAAGGATAAGACAGAGGAATCAAAGCAGCCGAGCAAAACGGCAATGGTAGAAGAATAGGCGGTGTGATATATGTATGATCCGGTACAATACTTTGATGAAATGAATATCCTCAAAGATGATAAGCTCCGCCGGATAAAGACCGCCAAGGAATTTATCAATGCCCTTGTTGATTTCTTCGCAGCACAGTTTATGAATCTTCTCTCCGGGATATTCCTTTACGAGAAGTCGAGTTCTGATTATGAAAATGAGCTTATGGATCTTTATTTTGCCATGGCTCCTGAATATCAGTACGAGACGGAGGTAAGAGAAAAGGCATACAGATTTGCAAAGTACATCCAGGAGGCAACCGAAAGAGCGGTAGCAAACGCCAACGGAAACGATGATTATAAAATGTCTCGCATGACCGGTGGCATTATGAAAGAAGAGGATGTTCCAAAGAGTGTTAAGCGGATGTTCTCGGAAGTCAGAGCAACCGAGATTGCCTTAAATGAAACCAACTGGATATATAACTGGATCAATCATCAGAACCTTGCCGAGAGGCAGGACACCCATACATGGGTAAGCATGAGAGATGAACGTGTCCGGGTAAGCCATTGGGAGGCTGACGGGCAGACAGTTCCGATAAATGAGCCTTTTACCATCAATGGGTACAAAATGATGTTCCCACTTGATGATAGTATGGGCGCACCGATAGATGAAATAATCAACTGCCGGTGCGTAGAATTATAAATTAGGAGGTAGAGCCAATGGCAACAGCAAGCAAAAAGACGGCAGCAGGCAAGAAGAAAATGGACGATAAGAAGAAAGTAGCAGCTTCCAAAAAGGAGACTGCGAAGAAATCTTCTGATAAGAAAGCGGCAGCTAAGAAGTCCACTGCAAAGAAAACTGCCACCAAGAAAACTACTGCCAAAAAGGCAGCAAAGAAAAACTAACTTCATACAGTTAGAGCCTATGAGCCGGATGTGATGATGAATCGTGTCCGGCTCATTTTTCGGTTATTCAGGGAGAAATCCCTATCACATAACGGGTTAGAGAAAATCCTTACAAAACGCATACAACTATTGTCTTGCAGAGACGCAAGTAAAAAAACGCAGAAATTTATACGGAGAGAACCGTTCAAACGCAGGAGGTCAATTATGGCAGATGTAAACAGTACAGCAACTCAGAATCAGACACAGCAGCAGACTCAGACAGAACCGCAGAAACAGCCTACTACTCAGGTTTCCGGTACACAGCAGCAGACTCAGACAACTAAGCCGGAGGATAACAGCAACGGCAATGAACTTACAGTTGAAAGCCTTATGGCACAGCTTGCGCAGGAAAAGGCCAATAATGCCAAGTTAAAGTCTGACAATGACAAGTTATGCACATCCGAGGGCAATCTGAGAAAACAGCTCAGAGCTAAGCAGACAGCCGAGGAACAGGAAGCGGAAGCAAAGGCAGAACAGGCGGCACAGAGAGATGCCTATGTCAAGGAACTGGAAAAGTTCAAGTCGGTAACAGAATCATCGGAGCGTTACTTAGGAATGGGTATGCCTACCGAAATGGCAAAGGCAACAGCAACGGCAGAGTATGAGGGAAATATGGATGTCGTTACTGGAAACATCTCTAAGTTCATGGCAGAGAGGGATAAGCAGAAAGAGTCTGAAATCCGCGCACAGTATTTAGCTCAGATGCCTACACCGCAGTCTGGAAACGTAGGCCAGGTTGACTATTCAGCACAGATCAAGCAGGCAATGGACGCAGGCGATACACAGGCCGCCGTTCTTGCAATATTAAGTCAAAATGCCGCTAACAATCAGCAGGCATAACTTTTAAGGAGGTAATGAATTATGGCACAGGGCACAGCAACATCATTCGCTGTTCCTAATTTTAGCGGAATGTTATTCGCTAAAGGGCAGCAGGCAACACCGTTCTCTACTATGATTGGCGCAAGACCTCTTGTAACCAATCATGTAGAGTTTACTTGCGGTCAGGAGTACAACACAGAAACAGGCGAACAGCCTAAGATTTCTGAGACAGCATCCCTTACCGCTCCGCAGCCGGAAATCGTAACCAGAAGTCAGCTTACCAACGTAACTCAGATCTTCCAGAAGTCCGTAGCGATTTCTTATGGAAAGCAGAGCAACATGGGTACACTGCAGGGTATCAACGTAGCCGGTCAGCAGGCAAATCCTATGGATGAACTTGCGTTCCAGGTATCTCGTAGAATGGCGAAGATCGCACAGGATATTGAGTACACTTTCATCAATGGTAAGTATGCGAAAGCTACTACTGATGCAGAGGCAAACCAGACCAGAGGACTTCTGACTGCGATTACAACCAACATACTCGATCTCGCAAAGAAACCTCTTACCTACTGGCTTGTAGCAGAGGGATTAAAGTCCATTCACGATCAGGGAGCAAAGACAGATAACATCGTTCTCGGTGTAGATGCAACCACTATGTTGCAGCTCAACCTTGACGCTCAGCAGAACAACCTGACTATCGTTCCTCTCGGAAGAGAAGTAAACGGTATCAAGTTACAGACCGTAGTAACCCCTCTTGGAGAGGTGGCAGTCGCATTGTTCGATACCATGCCTGCCGGCACTGCCGTTCTGTTCGATCCGTCCATCATGGCTCCTGTTCATCAGATGGTTCCTGGTAAGGGTAATTTCTTCTTAGAGCAGCTTGCTAAGACAGGCGCAGGAGAAACTTATCAGATCTTCGGTCAGATCGGTCTGGATCACGGTCCTGAGTGGATGAGTGCGAAGTTCACTAATATTTCCACAGATCTTCCTAGCAAGATCACGGCAAACGGTACAACAGGTGCAGGGGGGAATAACAGGTCATACCCTTAACGGTAGTTCCGATGTAGTTGATTCTTCTGTTTCCACATCAACGGATGCGGTTTCAGAAGAGACGGCTACTGACAAGAAATACACAGAGGAAGAACTTAACGCTCTGACAGTAGCACAGATTAAGGCTATCGCAACGGAACGTGGGTATGACATGAAAGAAACCGTAAAAGCAAAGTTGATCGCAGAGTTTTTAACTCAGCAAGGGTAAGAAAGTGAGGACGGATTATGGACGCTAAATTGTTGAAAGTCATTTTAGATGATGAAACTCTCACTGACGAACAGATTGCCGTCCTCCTTGTGAAAGCTCAGAAACAGGCTGCAAATCAACACTTTTGGGCGGATGATGATATTCCGACAGAGGCAGAGTTGGAGAGATTTTATAACCGGTATGAGTTTGAAATCTATGATTTGGCGAAAGGCCATAAACTCTGATGATGCGAGGGGCGGACTTGTATCTCACACAGAGCTTGGAGTTACCCGGAACTGGGGGCAGACAGGTAAGAAAGATATTGAGTTGGCCTTGGCAAAGATTCCACCCAAAACCTATGTCGGTCTGTTAAGGAGGGATGGCAATGCCGAAGCTGAGACTTAAAGACCTCAGATTGAACCAAGTTCCTTTTTATTACCAGACCTATGACGGAACGGTGGATGAAGTGGACGAGGATGGCAACCTTACCGGGGAGAGTATACCGAAGTATTCAAATCCGGTTCGTGTGCTTGCGAGAGTAAGTCCGAACTCAGGAAATGCCGAGGACTCCCCATTTGGTAAAGATATTGTCTACGACAAGACCATATCAACCGTACATAAATTGCCGATTGATGAATACTCAAAACTCTTCATAGATGTGGTTCCTATTCTCAACGAGGACGGTTCCACAGATACAGAACCGGATTATATATGTGTCTGCCCGAAACATGATTTGCAACAGAATCTATGGGCGATACGGAAGATTAAGGGGAATATCCATGCAGGACAAAATAACGATCAATCCCTTTGACCCGGACAGCATAGATGAGGCTATTAAGAAACTGGAAAAGCGGAAAGAGCGTATACACAAATGCGCAGAGAAACTTATACAGAGGCTTACAGACCTCGGAGTTGAAAAGGCACAGGAGTTAGTTCCGGTTGATACCGGTACGGCAAGATCTTCCATTATCGGTTATCTGGATGAGGCAGAGGGAGTTGGAATAATAAGTGCCGGAGGGTACTGCAAGTACATTGAGTTTGGTACTGGCGTAAAGGGTAGGGACAGTTCCCACCCAAGCGAAGAGTACAAGGCAATAATGAACTGGGCGTACAATTCCGGGGCAACAATCTTTACCACGAAAGACGGCAGAGAGGGTTGGTATTATCCGGCTGATGATGGCACATGGCGATTTACAGAGGGTATGCCGTCAAGACCGTTCATGTATGAGACGGCACAATACTGAGGAAAGAAGCACAAAAAATAGCAAGCGAGGTATTCAAGGATGGTTAAGGACAATGTGAATTTGTATTTTACGAACCTCCTGAAAGACTTGCAGAAACAATACAGCAGTTTGAAAGGAGGACAGGTGTATAAAGCTACACCGCCGTCATTCCCCTATATGTATTTCAAACAGATAGGCGGAGACGGAGTGTTATCCACACTTTCAAATACAGAGGACGGTATCAATCTTGGATTGGAAGTCAAATTCTACTCCAATAAATCCGCCTCAGAAGTGCGGAAGTTAGCAAATTCCGCAAGGGAATATATGGTAGGGATTGGATTCCATTGCGACTACTTCTCCCCGGTGGAGAATGTAAGCGATACTTCCATTTCACAATTCCTTACCCGGTTCTCAAAACTGGAAACATGATTAACTCCATCGGCTAGGGTCGCTCCCGAAAAGCACTCGCCTGGTGTCTGCCGGTGGTTTTAATAAATTCAAGGCTTTACCTCTTAGGCAAAGGAAAACACAAGGAGGTAGAACGAAGATGGCAAAATGTACGAACGTCACTTATCTGATGAAGAAAAAGGATGGCGATGCCACATTTGAAAAACTGCTCGACATTACAGAGTACCCGGATCTCGGTGGAGAAAAGGAAAAACTCGATGTAACCACTCATTTCTGATAAAAAGAAGAGAACCATCAACGGTATTGAAGATACCGGAGATCTTAATTTCAAGGCATGGTACGAGTTAGCAGATTACAAGAAGTTACTTGCCATCCAGGAGTCCGGCAAGGTTGAAACCTACCAGATCTGGTTTGGAGAAGAGGGTGTTGACGGTAAGTGGGAGTGGTCCGGTGTTATGGCGGTATATCCGAACAGCGGTGCTTCAAACAACGCAAGAGAGATGTCGTTCTCTATCACTGATGAGGGCGAAGAGGCACTTCATTTTGTAACTGAGTAATTAAAGTAACTTAGTGGCAGGGGATTATTCCTCTGCCACATAAATAGGACAGATTAACGAAAGGACGGTTAATAATATGATTTTACAGACGGCGAATGGACCCAAGGAAATTAAAGTAGCAGAACTTGATTTTACAAACCTTATGTGTGATCTGGAAGATCACGATGTAGATGTCATGGGACTTCTGGATGATGATACCAGAGAGAACATGAAGATTTTTAAGACAATCAGAGCAATCATCGCGGTATTGACCGGTACAAAGGATCTTACTACAGCCGGGAAGATTTTAAGCGAACATCTCAAATATGGCGGATCTATGGATGAAGTCATGGGGGCGTTTACGGAGGCAATGAAAACCGCGGGTTTTGGCGAGGAAGCCGAGGAAACTCCGAAGAACAGCGGAAAGAAAACCAAGGCGGCAAGCAGAGTAGAGGAAATAGATCTCAGACAAATACAAATCGTTTAACTGAGATTATCAATAAAGGTTTGGCTTCCAAACAGACTCTTTCTCTAATGGGGTTTCCTATGATACTTTCTGGAAACTGAACCCTAAAAAAATTAGAACCATTCCAAAAGAAGAGAGAGATGGAGGCAAAAGAGCAGGCTACGGCAATAGATACATTGGCGTGGTCCGTTGGTTCGTATGTCGTAGATGCCATGGCGATATTCCTTGACAAAAATTCTCCGGCATACCCAAGCCAACCGAGAAGCATGAACAGCACAGAGAGCGCACCGCCGGGAGCAAAAATGACGGATGCAGACAGATTCGCTGCCTTTGCCGCAGAACATAATAAGCGATTGAGACAGCGAAGAGAAAAGTAGCTGATTACATGGGGATAGGTTGACGAACCGAAACGGCGCAAGTCCGGCGCAGTTCCCCATGTTTTCTTATATTCGGACAAAACAATACCACCCACGGACAGGGTTTCAACGAAGTGAGGTGGCAAAATGCCTGATAACAGAGTAGATAGCATTTTATTGGAAATAGAAGCCACCACTGATAAGGCAGACGGTGGTATTGATAAAGTAACAAAAGCTCTTACCTCAATGAAGAAAATCACTGAGGGATTAGATACAGAAAAGTTAAAACAGATTCTTGATGTAATGCGTGGTTTCTCCGGCGTTGGAGATGATCTTAAAAATGCCGGAAGTGGCATGAGAAACATTGCATCATCCATTAAGTCTCTGTCAGGAGTTGATACGGCAAAACTGAAAGAGGTTGCGGCTACCGTAAAGGAAGTCAGCACAGCACTTGGAAACCTCGGATCAAATAACCGTGTCAGTATCAGAATTGATTCTGAGGGCGCACAGAGACGTGTACAGCCTTTGGAGAACGGTCAGCAAGCAGCAGCAGCCACAGAAAGCGTTGCGACCGCATCAGAAGAGGCACAGGCAGCAATGAACGGTGCTGCATCAGCGGCAAGTCAGTTGGCGCAGGAGGAAAGTAACCTCGGAACCGCCGGGCAGAGTGCAGCAGCCGGACAGACAAACTTAAACGAAAGTCTCAATCAGGCAAACACAAATCCGGCTAATAGACGTATTCAGGAACTCATAGACCAGATCAATAAGTACAAAGCCACTGTTAGCGGTATGGAGAGTGGGAAGATACGGTTTGATACCGGTCAGTATGAGGAAGCTGTGAATGGTCTCAGACAGGCTCAGGAACAGTTTAAGCAGTTCAAGGAAACGGTTTCACAGTCTCCTAAGAATATGGAGGATGTGGCAAAGTCCATTAAGTCCATAGGGGATGCCGCACAGAAATGCGGACTTGGAACTTTTTCTTCTATATTAAGTGGAATTGCATCAATTCTTCCGGCCATTGAAACCGGGGGCATGGCGGCAAATGCCGGATTCCAGTCTATGGCAGTTGGATTGGAAGCAGTACAGTCGGCAATTCCTATTATCGGTATCATACTGACAATACTCACTGCCATTATCAATGCCGTAAGACAGGTAGCAAATGCCGTAAAGAATGAGGTGCAAAAAATAATTTCTGCCGTGAAAACGGTAGTGAATAAAATCCGTTCGGGGATTGCTGCAATTATAAACAAATTCAAGGAACTCAAAAAGCGTATCAGAGAGAGCCTTGGTTTTTCTGAAAAACAGAGTGGAGCGTTTGCAAAGAAACTGGGTTCCATCCTCCGACTTGGAACATTCATGTTACTGCGCTCAATGTTTACACACCTATTTGAACTCGTAAAAACAGGATTCAACAACCTTGTTATTTATTCAAAAAGAGCCGGAACAGAGTTTCACAAAAACGTAAATCTTCTTTATAACGATTTACGTCAGCTTGGAGCATCACTGACAACTGCATTTGAACCAATCCTGAATGTGGTTACTCCAATTCTGGATTATCTGATTCAGAAGCTCGTTGCAGCAACAAACGCGTTGGCACAGTTCTTCTCAGCACTTACAGGCAAGAAGTTCTACACCAAGGCAATACGACAGAACAAAGATTATACAGATTCTTTAAATAGCGCAGCAAAGGCGGCAAAGAACCTTACCACCGGCATAGATGAGCTTAATATCCTGAGTGACGATAAAAGCGGCAGCGGCAGCAACAGCGGAGCTGATGGAAGCGGATATGAGACAGATGCGGTAGCTGATAAGTACAAAGACCTTGCGGAAATGGTTAAGGACGCATGGGCGGATGCTGATTTCACAGAGATAGGAAGAATGTTCGGAGAGAAGCTAAAAGAAGCTCTCGAAAACATTCCGTGGGATGGAATTAAGGCAACACTGAGAAAGATCGCCAAGAGTATCGCCACATTCCTGAATGGTTTCCTTGAAACCCCGGGATTATTTACAGAAATCGGAGTAACCATAGCACAGGCAATCAACTCAGCGTTTGAGTTTGTTGATTCATTCGTTGAGAACTTCCACTGGAGCAGTCTTGGAACAGCCATTGCGGATCTTATCATAGGTGCATTAGATACTCTGGATTGGACTCTGATAAATAAGACTGCAAAGGGGTTGGCACAAGGCATTGTTGATGCAATCAACGCTGCCCTGCAGACAGAGGACCTTTGGAAGAAAATCGGCACTGCAATTTCCAATACGATAAACTCAGCAATCACTTTTGCAAAAACATTTGTCAAAGGGTTGGACTGGGCTTCACTTGGAACTGCAATCGGAAATCTTCTCGGCAATGCGATCGCCGGAATTGATTATGACGGAATCGGAGAAACATTTGCCGGTTTCGTGAATGGGGTATTTACCGCCGTACTGAATTTCTCAAAGACATTTCCGTGGACGGACATCGCAAAGAACTTTGTAAGCGGTGTCAATACGGCACTGAAAAACATCGACTGGAAAACAGTTAAGGACGGCTTCGATAGTTTCTGTTCTGGACTTGGTTCAAACCTCAATACGGCAATTACAAACATTGACTGGGAACTTGTCGGAACGACACTCGGAAACAGCATCAAGACACTTTTCAGTGGTATTGGAAAATTCCTTGCAAAGATTGATTTCAAGAAAATCGGTAGTGACTTTGCGAGTGCAATTAACAAAGCCGTAAAAACCATCAACTGGAAAGATGCAGGAGGTACAATCAATTCCCTCATCACTGGTGTATGCACACTGATTAACACTTTGATAGATGAGGTAGATTGGTACGAACTTCTAAAGGGCGTAGGAACGGCAATGTCCGAGATTGACTGGGACACAATTCTCAAAACAGTATTTAAGGTATTTGCAGCCAAGTGGACGTTCAAGAATTTGTTCAAATGGGTATCATGGACCGCCATTTGGAACGAACTGAAAACAAGCGTTGTTGAGGGAATATCAAAGAAGTTCGGAATTGGATCTGATGATGGAGAAATAAATACTGTCGGAGAGAAAATAGTCAGTGGTTTGCTTGGTGGAATATCTAAATCCCTTTTGCCAGCACCATTGCAGACAGCGTTGAGTTGTTTCGGAAATGTGACGGATGTTGTCAAAGGAATATTTGGCATAGGTGGTTCATCCGATTCAACCGTATTCAGCACACTTGGAAGCAATCTTGTCACTGCTTTCAATGGAGGCATCGGGAAGAAATTCTCAGACTGTCAAGCAAAAGTTACGGAGTGGGCTGAAAAGATCAATGACTGGTTCTCAGGTACGAACTTTGGAAAGATTTGCAAAGAGACTTGGGAAACTCACGGTCAGAACATCATAACCGGCTTTAAGGACAAGATAGGCAATGCTTACACCACCACAAAAGACAGCATCACGACTTGGGCTACTAAGGCCAAAGAGTGGTTCAACAATTCATCATTTGGTGGAGTCAACATGGAAACATGGACCGGATATGCAAATGACATTATCTCCGGTTTCAAGACAAAGGTGGGAAATGCCTATACACAGACCAAGGACAATATTACCACATGGGCCTCAAAGGCAAAGGAATGGTTTAATAGTTCTTCATTCGGCGGAGTGAATAACGGTACATGGACCACCTACGCAAATGATATTATCACTGGTTTCAAAACAAAGGTTGGAAACACCTATACCACCACAAAGAACAACATTACTACTTGGGCGAGTAGCCTGAAAGATTGGTTTTCTGGATCTTCATTCGGAAATATCAACAATGCCACATGGACCACTTATGCAGGAAATATCATAACTGGTTTCAGAAACAAAATCGGACTGTCATACACAGATACGAAAAGTAATATCACAACATGGGCGTCAAACCTCAAAACATGGTTCTCTGATAGTGGTTTTGGAGGCATCAATAGCTCTAAGTGGAGCACCTATGCAGAGAATATTATTTCCGGCTTCAAAACGAAAATCGGAAACAGTTATACGACTTGTAAGAGCAACATTACAACATGGGCTTCTAATGTAAAAACGTGGTTCACAAATACCTGTTCTTATGACAAGTGGTATGACATTGCAAAAAATGTGGTAGATGGTTTTAAGAACGGTATAGGAAATCTGTATTCCACCTGCAAGAACAACATTGAATCATGGGGCAGCAGTATTATCTCATGGTTCAAGGACAAGTTAGATATAAACTCTCCGTCAAGGGTATTCCGGCAGTTAGGTGTGTATTCCGTAGAGGGATATAACGAGGGAATCGAAAAAGAGGGAGCGAAAACAAAAGGATTTGTAACATCCTGGACGGATTCGTTCTCAAACATGGAAGTGAACCTCGGCACACGTCTGAAAATCGACAATGCTGCATTGAAAGATTACCAGAACAACTACGGCAGTGATTTCACGAATGAAGCCATTGTGCAGAGAGTTACGAGAGAGGTTTCCACACGAGGAACTGTACAGGCTACCCTCAATTCCGGCGGCGGGCTGAAAGACGCTATAAAAGAGGCCTTAGATGATCTGGGTATCACAACCGCTGTGAATGATATTTCAAGAAACACAAAGACACAGGCCGACAAGAAAGAACAGACGATTGTTGAGATTGGCGGCAAGACAGTAACGGATGCAGTAACCACACAGCGTAATGCGAACGGTTACAGCTTCCAAGGAGCGTAAAGGAGGGATAGGGAATGGCTTATATATCAGTTAATGGTTATGACTTCCCACCTCCGAAGCGTGGGGCAAAACCAACAGTATCTACCATGGTGGATGCCGGAAGAAATGCCAACGGCACGGTCGTAGGGCAGAGGGTTGGTCGGGATCAATACAAACTCGACACCCTCGAATGGCCGTGGCTTACAGCAGCAGAATGGAGCCGGATGCTTACGGTGCTGAGTGCATTTTTCGTATATGTCACGTTCCCGGATCCGGTAACAATGAAGAAAATCACGATTAAGATGTACCCCGGAGATAGAACGGCGGAACCGTACTGGATAGATTCAGACGGAAATCCAATTACCTATCAGAGTTGCAAAGTAAACCTTATTGATTGCGGAGAGTGATGGTATGCAGAAAGTATCAAATGAATACAAGGCAAGCATGAAAAGCTCTCTGAGAGAGCGATCATATATGATGATTTCATTCGGTCTGGTAAATCAGGAAGCACAGGCCAATGCAACCGTCATGGGTAACAACTTTGCCTACTATTCAAAGCAGACCGGTTTATTCGGTCAGCGAAAAGAGACAACCGTATATGCCACATTGGAGCAGGATTTCACAAAGGTAGACGGCTCTATGTATTTTCTTCCAAGAGAGAATACTTCCGGGAACTACTACGACACCGGTTTGGTAAGCAAACCTCTGATTCCGGCAAGCGGATATGAGCTGCTTATCGAACTGAATGTTGTAGCAACGGACATTAAAGGACTGACTATCAATTTTGGAGAGGTTTATCCTACTCGGTTCGACATACTCACGAGTAGCGGACAGAGGATAGAGATTGTTGACAACGATCAGTCAGAGTTCAGTACAGAACAGGTGTTAGAGAATACCACATATATAAAATTCATCTTCTATAAGATGAAAAATCCATATTCCAGACTGAGGATTTATTCAATTCAGTTAGGCTACGGTCTTGTTTATTACAATGACGATATTATGGATTCTAAATTAGACAGCTACATATCCCCAATTTGCGAGGATGTTCCACAGATAGATTTCATGGTTAAGCTGCAGAACTACGATCAGTATTTCAATGTAGACAATCCAAACTCAGCAATTAACTTCTTGGAGACAGGGCAGGAGATGTATGTCTGGTACGGTTATCAGTTGCCGAACTCAGACACTATCGAATGGATAAGAGGGGCAAAGTTACAGTGTAGTGCATGGGAAAGTGATGATTACTCGGCAACGATAAGGTGTCAGGATCTTTTCAGAAACATGGACGAGGAATATTACAAAGGCTGCTATGCTCCGGCAGGAATCACATATTACCATGCAGCAGAGTTGGTTTTTCAGGATGCCGGAATTGAGGAATACTACATTGATCCGTACCTCAAAAAGTCAACCACAAAAAAACCCCATACCGAGAGTTAAACACAAAGAGGCCTTACAGATTATCGCTAATGCCTGCAGATGTGTTCTTTCACAGAACCGGTACGGCAGACCACAAATTAAATCCTCATTCGCACCGGAGTACGACATAACGTGCAACGGAGAGACAGAGTATTCCCATGTTCGGAATATAAAGAGTGAGACTGCAAAACAGGAGTACGCTTCATTTGCACACAACTACACCACTGTAAATGCAGAAATGTATTATCTCCCGGAGAACCAGAGTAAGGCAGATAAGTACACCGGATATATTTCATTACAGCAGTCCAATAAGGATTGCCTGTTTGAAGAAAATCCGATTATCTACATCACTCAGGAAACCGCCTGCATGTACTATGGTTTGCAGTTGATGTTCGGTTCTACACTGCCGGACGGAATTATATTCAGGACTTTCAATGACGGCAAAAAGGTGGATGAGTATGAGGTAAATTCGGACATTACAAAGAGGCTGATAGTGCAGCACGATTTTGATGATTTTGATTTGATGGAGATTGAGTTCACAAAGACAAAAGAGCCATTCAACCGCATAGTCGTTGATTACTTCTCATTTGGCGATATAACGGATTTTACGATGGAAAGGCAGGATATGACCTCTTCTCCAAAATCAATCAAACAGGAGCTTGTCAAGGCTGTCAGAGTGCCATGCTATTCCTACCAGAAAGGAACTGCGGAAGAAACTCTTATCAGTGAAGAGACTGAGGCAGTAAAGGGAGATATTCAGACGTATTATCTCGGAGATCCGACTTATGGATGCAGAGCTACGTTCAATTCCTCAGCATCAAACGTCAGCATTGTAGAAAGCGGAGATTATTATGTGACAGTTAAGTTTCTGATTACTGGCAAGTACCAGTTTGAAATTATAGGACACAGATACAACATTGTTGAGCAGTATGCCGTAAAAACGCTCAATAGCAGAGGAAAGACCATAACATGGAAAAATCCTTTGGTAAGCGATATGGAAACAGCAAACCACTTGGCAGACTGGCTTGGGGATTATTACAACGCCGGTATTGAATACGAATACAATACCCGTGGAAATCCAGAGATTGATGCGAACGACATTGTTTATCAAGAGAACGCATACCGCCCCGGATTAAAGGTAAATATCTACCGCCACATTGTTAATTTCTCACAGAGCTTATCTGGAAAGGTAATTGCCCGTAGGGTTATCAGAAAAATAAGAACAGAAAGGAAGAGGAAAATGAATGGCTATTAAATCCGTACAAGCTATCGTAAATGGCGTGACTACCACACTCACATACGACAGCAAATCAAAGACTTACAAGGCTACGCTTACAGCTCCGGCAAAGTCCTCATACAATCAGTCAGGACATTATTACGGAGTACAGATCATCGCCAAGGATGAGGCCGGCAACACGACTACTGTAAACCAGTCGGATGCCACACTCGGAAGCAAGCTGAGGCTTACGGTAAAAGAGAAAACCGCACCGGTTATCACAATCTCTTCTCCGACAGCATCACAGTTACTTACGAGCAATCAGCCGACAATTTCATTCACAGTCACAGATGATGATTCTGGTGTCAATCCAGATACAATCAAACTGCTTATTGATGGTTCTGAAATATCTGGAATCACAAAGACAAAGACAACGTCCGGTTATTCATGCAGTTATAAACCGTCCACAGCACTTTCAGACGGTTCACACACCGTTGTTGTAAAAGCATCCGACTATGACGGCAATGCAGCTACTCAAAAGAGTGTTTCATTCAAGATCGATACTGTACCGCCTGAGTTATCAGTTACAAGTCCGGTAAACAAACTCGTCACGAATAAAACCACAGTAACGGTAGCCGGAACTACCAACGATGCAACATCAAGTCCGGTTACGCTGACAATCAACGGCAGTGCAGTAACTGTATATGACGATGGTACTTTCTCAAAGGATATAACCCTGAAAGATGGCTCAAACACCATTACCGTTGTAGCAAAGGACGGAGCCGGAAGAACCACGACCGTCACAAGAACAGTAACCCTCGATACAAAAGCACCGGTTATCTCAGATGTTTCATTGGCACCGAACCCGGCGGATGTCGGAGCAACCTATGTAATTTCTGTTTCGGTAACAGATTAGGCGGTGCGGCATGGCAGCTAACATATTGGTAAGGGACGTTACGATAAGTCCAAACCCCGTGCAGGCAAAGGGGAAATACACAATCTCAGTTTCCATTGAGGAACTGAAAGGCGTTGCATTTGTCGGCAATTATGTTGGCTCCTATGTCAATATATCAGACAAGGAAATTCCTGATAAATTGCCACTGGCATACGTTGGCAATTACACCAAAGGATAGGAGGCGATGAATAATGGCTGATATAGCAAATGTCACAGGAACACTTGACGATAAAGAACTGAATTTTCAGCACTCTATCGGAACCGTATATAAAGCCTCCGCAAGCATAGATGGTTCGGAAAAGGATCATGTAGCCGTATTGACGGCAACGGATTCTGCCGGGAATAGTACAACGGAAACAATGGTTATTTCTATCTCGGGTTCCTGGACCACTCCAAAAACAGATTGGTACGGTTACACAGACGATGATGGGATTTATCACGGAGACCGGTTCAACACGGAGGATTTCAACCGGATAAAGAACAACCTCGCATATCTCAGAGAGATAGCCGTGGCAATGTACCAGGAGTTTTCCATAAATGATCTGGGAGACGATAGGAGCAAAGACCAGTATTTTTATGCGGATGAGATAAATCAGTTGGAAGAAAACATTAAGCTCATAGCTGAAAACACATTTAAGCCGGACATAGGGGAGAACCCCTTATACACAGCGAATGGAAAGATTTTTGGATTTCAACGAACTCAACCGCATTGAAAGCCTAATTTTGGATTTATTCAATCAGTTATTAAACCAATACAGAGGTCGGCAGATGCTTACCTTTAACTTTGGCATAAGGAGGGAGGCGTTCTAAGTGGCGTGGGAACGATTAAAGACAGACTACAAGGATGCCGTATGGTCCGGTCTGCGGAAGTTCATACCTATTGATAATGGAGACGGCAGTTATTCCGTAAAAGATGTGACCCAGTACACAGTGTACGATGAATCGTTTTTCGGTGCGTATGATGCCAACCGCATCAATACAGCCGTCAACGCAATCATGACAGCATTTGGAAAACGGAACAGATTTGTATGAGGTATTCACAGAGTTTTTTGAGAACCAGAAAGTTGAGTTTGACAAGAGAGCAAATCTGGATCTCGACTCATTCAATATCTTTCTCGACAATTTGCAGGCAACGGCAAATGCGGATGTTGTGCAGTTAAAGAAAGACTACACATCTGAAATGACAACGTTTGAGAACAATCAGGAAATATTGTTTAATCAATGGTTTTCAATGATTAAAGATCAGTTGTCAGCGGATGCAGCCGGAAAATTACAGAATGAAATCAACGATGTGGAAACCCACATCAGAAACCTTGCAGTGAAGATACATTTCAACGATACCGTTGGAACTGCTGCTGCAATAACTGTACAAAATGTAACATCCGGTAACAAATATACTATTACAGATTATACTCAGCCTTTGTATCTCACAGAGGCAGGAGAGTACACAATAAGCATTGCGAATGACAACTATATAGTTGCCCCAAAAACATTTTCTATCAGCAATGCGGATCTTATGACACATAAGACTTTCAGAATCATGGACGGCAACGGATTGGCGTTTGTCGATGGTTTTGTAGGAGCCTATGTAAATAAATAACGGAGGTAGACAAAATGAGAGATTTCCCTAAGAGACTTGCAACCGCCGAGGACATTAGAAATTGTAAATCCTTGGTGGATGATGGCGCATTTGCAGCAAAAGACCTGTTGGAAGCCATCGAAGATCTTGAAAACATGAATTATCTTCACTGCCCTATCCTTGCGGTAGGAGAGGATAAGAAAACAGTAACTATCAACTATTGTGCAGAGGCAAAGGCCGGAACAAAGGCAATCGTTGGCAACAAGACTGTGAACATCACGAATGTTACCCACGAAGAGGGAGAACCGGATGAGCACACTGGAGATACCCAGTTGGAAACAACCATTATCTCCACTTCCGCTATGGTTTCTACCGAAGCCACGGAAATTGCAGTTACCGCACCTTACACAATTTATGACAGTCTCGGCATGACAGCCGAAGAACTGAATCAGATCAAGGAGGAATTGGCTAATGAGTAAATTCTACGGTTATGATGAGGCAATGGAGAATGATATTGCAAAGATAACCACTCCAAAACATTGCTCTCATGTCTGATGTGGTGGCATCAGACAAGAAATTCATCCGCATGGAGAACGGAGCACTTACTGTAATCGCCGGAGTTCTGATTGCAGTAGGAAATTCTGTTTTTAAGACAGAAAAGACCACACTCACAGCAAGCAATTTGGACGGAACATCTTCAAAATTTGAAGTCGGAAAAGATTACTGCATTTATATCTGTGATCCTACTGGCGGAGATGCCACGAACTTTGCCGCAGAACAGTATCGTATTTCCCTTAATACGACATATCCAAACGGTTATACAGCAGTTACATCAAGAAAGATCGGCGGTTTCCATTACGGCGTAGTCAGAAAAACAAATAGTTCCGGTATTCCAATCAGCGCATCAGGCGCGGCATTAGGAAGTGGATGGGAAACAAACGTAACAGAGGGGATTGTTCCTAACTCTGTATGGACTCTTCTCCACAGGCCTACTTGCGATCCTACCGGAATGGTTTATATCGGACCGTTCTGGGGAGACATATATCTTTCATCCGACAATGGTGCCAGTGGTTTGCAGAGCAAAAGGGTGCTGTGCCGATTACTGGAACAGAGGGATTAAACTGGTATATCGCCAACGAGAGAGCTATGAGAGTAGGCAAGAGACTTCCTACCTACGCTGAGTTCTGTAAGGGTGCATACGGATCTCCGCAGGGAGCGGACGGCAACAACACTTACGCATGGTCCGCAACTTCCAATACAGCAAGAACCACTTGCGGAAATGTTAAGAACGCAGTTTCTGCAACGAACGTTCGAGACCTTGTTGGAAACGTATGGAAGTGGCTTGATGAGTTCATTCACGACCCTACCGGATCAGCATGGAACTGGTATGACGTTATGAGCGGTCAGAAAGTTGGCCAGCTTTACATGGCCAACAACACCGGCTTGCACGCGCTCATTGGCGGTGGCAGCTGGGGCAACGGGGTTCTCGATGGTTCGCGGACTGTGCATTGCAGCGCTTCTCCGTGGAACGTGAACACGAACGTTGGCGTGTGGTGCGTCTGTGACTCGCTGTAAGCTGATTGGGACCGGCGAAAGCCGAGTCCCTTGCAGTTGAAAGGTTGGGTGTAATGGCATACAGAAAGCAAATATGAAAATCCCTCCACTCTGAAAATGGACTACATCCATACAGAAGCACACCAGATGGCCTACGACCTATCGGTATATCTCCACAAGAAAGTGAGAGAAATGCCACATTATGAGAAATTCACTCTCCAAAAGGATATACGAGAATGTATAGACGGAATCATGGATGAGATAGAAGCATACGAGAGGTCAAAGACAATCAGCCATCTTTACACAGCCGACAGGTTGAAAGGAAGATTGGTACGGAAAATCCGATTGGCACATGATCTCAAATATTCTGCAATGAACGACAGAGTATACAAATATTGTGCAACACAGATCGGTATTCTTGGTGCGTATATCGGAGGGTTAATAAACAAGCACAAAAGGAAAGAAATCAAAATAAGCAACTATCTTGGGGTAGCTGTTAATTCGCACTGTCGCTCCGTGGCTTGCACGCGCTCATTGGCGGTGGCAACTGGAACAACGGGGTTCACGATGGTTCGCGGACTGTGAATTGCAACAATTATCCGTGGAACGTGAACACGAACATTGGCGTGTGGTGCGTCTGTGACTATTTTGAAAACTGTCAGATTGGTGGAGCTATGGCTTGCCAACAAGGATTATTTGATAATCATTTATTGAATAGTCAGACGGCTATCCCGTCCCGTGCAAACCGGGCGAACTTAAAACAGCGAAGCCAAATAGTAGCGAAAGCGAAGGAAGTGTGGCGTAAGCATTATTTATGAAGAGAATAACAGGTCTTATGAAAAACATCTGTACCATGAAGAACGCATTAAACGCATACCAAAAAAGCGAGGCGGTGCAAAAAGGTACAGACCGGAGGTTTTGGAGTTTGAAGCAAACAGAGAGGAATATCTCGGCAAAGCCATTCGGGAATTGGAAAGTTTGACATATACTCCTGGAAAGTACAAGGTATTCAAAGTTTGGGAACCCAAAGAGCGTATAATCATGGCTTTGCCATTTTACGATAGGGTTATCCAACATATGATTGTCAATTACATAGAGCCGATATTTGAGCATCAGTTCATCTACCATTCCTACGCTTGCAGAAAAGGGAAAGGTGCTCACAGAGCCAGCAAGCAGTTGACAAGGTGGTTATATAATCTGGAAGTTGTGCAAGGTAAATCAGTCTATGTACTGAAAGCCGACATACACCATTACTTCCAGAGCATAGACCACAAGGTTCTGAAAAGAGAAATTAGAACCTACATTAAAGACAAGGACTTACTCGTAATCCTTGACCGGATAATAGACCATAATGGGATATTCCCGGATGGTGTCGGCATACCGGTTGGAAATCTTACGAGCCAACTATTTGCCAACGTGTATTTACACCGATTGGATATGTTCGTAAAACATACACTTCATGCAGAACACTACATGAGATATATGGATGATTTTGTGATTATATCAGAGGATCTTGAACAGTTGAAACGGTGGGATAAACAGATAGAAATATTCCTTGCGGATGTTCTTAAATTACAATTAAATCCAAAAACAACCATTGTTTATGCAAAGAACGGAGTGGATTTTGTTGGATATAGGCATTGGAACTCTACGAAGAAAATCAGAAAGGATGCTATGCGTAGACTGAAACGCCTTATGAAGAATTTCAAAGATGGAACTATCACGGAAGAATTTTCGACAAATCGTTTACAAGTAGAATTGGTTCGATAAAACACGCCGACACCTATAATCTGGTGCAGAAGATCACCTGTGAAGCAAAGGAGTTAAAGGAAAGTCATGCGTGATGGAAGTTATGTCATTGTAGATAGGCTGTGTGAGGCAACCACACAACTGCTTGAAATAATTAAAAAGCAGGAAGAAATCATTGAGCAGTGCAGAATATCGGATGAACTGCATAAGGAACTCGATGATATGAAAAACGACGTGGATCAGAAGATGGATTTAATTGAGTATGATTTGAGATCATACAGACGGGAGCGTGAAGAATGATAGATTTTATCGTGAAATATTGGATCGAGTTTCTTTTTGGATTGATAATCAGTGGAATGGGCGTGATGGCGAAGCTGATGTACAATCAGCACTTAAAAAACAAAGCCATTGACAAGGGCGTAGAAGCTCTTTTAAGAAATGGTATCGTTCAGACATACAATAAGTGGTCTGAGAGGGGTTACTGCCCCATATACGCACGAGAGAACGCCACAAGGATGTATGAACCTTATCACATACTTGGCGGAAATGATGTTGCGACAGACTTAATCGAAGATCTGAAAGGACTACCGACAGAACCGCAAAAGAAGAAAGAGGGTGTAGAAGATGATACTTAAAATTTTTATAGGTTTCGCTCTCGGTTACATTGCAGCTTGCGTGACATTTTACATCCTGCAGAAAAGAGAGCGTAGGCGGAGAAAAGAGAAGAAAAAGAAAGTAAGCCTGAACACCTATGCAAAGGTAGCCACTACTGCGGTATTGGCTCATGGGATGATCCTTACATCGTGTTCCTATGTTCTCTCATGGATAGGCATGGACCCGGTGGTGGATGTATCAAGCACAATCGTCAAAGAAATCGTAGCTCCATTGGTGGTTTACCTTGGAACAAATACGATTATGAACATCTTTGAAAAGAACAAACTCAGTTTTTCAGTACCAATCAACAGCACCGTCATAAGCAAAGACGGAACCACACACAAAGCCTCTGATGATGAGGCAGTAGGATAGGAGGTCATATTATGACAATGGAATTTTTAATTGTAGCACTGTTCGCGGTATCATTACTCACAAACCTTACCGTTGAGGGAATCAAGAAACTTCTGGATAAGAAATCTGTTGACTATTCATCGAATGTGATGGCAGCAGTTACCGCAGTCGTTATCTCCGTGGCACTGTCCGCCGGGTATCTGATTTACACAGAAACGATGCTTAACGCAAAGATTGGCGTTGAACTCATTGCCCTTGCGTATCTTAGCTTTTTAGTTGCCACGAACGGATATGACAAAGTTATTCAGGCAATCAAGCAGATCAAACAGATTGGAAACCAGTAAGAGAATATTATTCAGAGCCATGAGCCGGATGTGAATTAACACACCCGGCTCTTTCTTTTTAAGGAGGCACGGATCATGGCATTGAAAGGTACGACAGCACAGGAGAGGGCATGGAACTTCTTTTGTGCTAAAGGATTAAGCCATTACGCCGTAAGTGGTGTCATGGCAAGCATAAGAGCCGAGAGCGGATTCAATCCTCGCAATCTGCAGAACAGTTGTGAGAAAAAGAGCGGGTATACAGATGAAACATATACCGCTGCGGTAGACAACGGCAGCTATGGGAACTTTGTCCTGGATTCCTACGGCTATGGGTACGCACAGTGGACCTATTGGAGCAGAAAACAGAATCTTCTCAATTTTGCCAAGAAGAAAAATAAGTCCATCGGAGACGAAGAGATGCAGTTGGAATTTCTGTGGGAGGAATTGACCGGATCGTACAAAGGGGTTCTTACAAAACTCAAAGCCGCAAAATCCACACAGGAAGCATCCAACATTATCCTGACCGGATATGAAAAGCCGAAAGATCAGGGACAAAAGGTAAAGGCAACCAGGGGATCTTATGCCAAGGAATATTATAACCAGTTTGCAGTGAAAAAGGAGGAAAAGACAATGAAAGTAATTATCGGAAGTGCAAGAAGAGATGAGAACGGAAAGTATGCCGGAGGAAAGCCGGGAGATCAGGATGGCGTAGAGGTAAGCACACAGAATTATTATGTTCATACCAAAGGATGGTATATGTTCCGCTTCCTGAGTGACGAACACGCAAAGAAAGTTGCTAAAGCAATGTGGGATGCCTGCATGAATGATAATGTCGGTTACTGCCAGACACATCGTTCAATTATTACCATGCTGAAAAAGTACGGCAGCATGAAAGCAATCGCAGAAAAGACAGAGACAGATTGCAGCAACCTTGTAAGAGGATGTATCTACGAGGCAACCGGCATTGACGTAGGAAGCTTTAGTACCGCAACAGAGCCGTCAGTGTTAGAAAAATCTGGTCTGTTTGCTAAAAAAGTTGCTGTTACAGCTTCGACCCAGTTTAAACCGGGAGACATCCTTGTGACAAAAACCAAGGGGCATACTGTTATTGTTGTGTCTGTTGACGGATCCACACCTAGCAGCACATCCACTCCGGCAAAACCGGCAGCAAGCACATCATCTTCAAAAAAGGTAGAAAGTGCAAAGAGTAAGGACGCAGCTATCGCCGGAAAGTACAAAACGACCGGCAATCTCTATCTGAGAGTTGGAGCAGGAACCGGAAAAACAGCAATCACTCTCATGCCTAAAGGTTCAGATGTTCAGTGCTATGGCTACTATACGAGTTACAACGGAACACGTTGGTATTGTGTGGCATACGGCAACCTGACCGGCTTCTGTTCATCTGCATATTTAAAGAGAGCGTAA